CAAGGTGATTGAACCACTCGATGGGGTCGCACTCGACATCACTGACCCATCCGCCTTGACCCGGCAGGATTCCCCGTTCAAATGAGCCAAACCAGGCACCGAGGCGCTGGCTGGCGATAAGGTCTGCCGTTTACCGGCATCGGTATAAGCATCAGCGTCCAGCTTTTCCAGGAACCGCACTGCCGATCCATTGATCGTCCGATTCACCAGGAAGTAGACTTCCTCGACCACCGTTGCAACCGATTCGACCGTGCCATTGGTCGTCCACTGGGTCCAGCCGCCCACTTCCTGGGCGCGGAGCGTGTTGAAGACCGCAACCGTACCATCACCATTGACCACATATAGATAGTTGGCGTCGTCATTGGCAGTCCCGCGCAAGGCATCCATGTCCACCGGCGAGTTCATCAGATGTGAGGCGAGAAGGGAGACCGTGTGAGCGGTGTAGGCGTCTTCCGTGTAAGTAAAAATGAACTCACGCAATGCCTTGCCGGTTCTATCCAGGAACAGGGTGGCCCCGTCGATGGACTTCGGGCGAACCGTGCTGGCGCCGAACAGACTCTGCCGCTTGACAGCAGACAACGTTGGAGTAATGGGCGAATTCGGCAGGTAAAATTCCCCACCCGACGTAAAAACCTGCAAGTGTCTGCCGGCAAATACAGCAGTTATGGCATTGACCTGGTCGGTGTCGAGAGTAACAGCAATCGCCTCATCATCCAGGCCCGTGCCGACATCAAAATTATAAAAGTCGTTGGTTACACTGCCCCACAGGGATTGGGGTCGACTCAAACTGCCGCCGAACCACAGGCGACCTTCGAAAAAGGTGACTGACTTCGGCCAGCCCCGGGTGCCGGACCAGACGGCTTCGGCGCCGGAACCAAAATCGTATTGAGGGATGTTGGTTAATGTAATCGTTGATAGTGTCCAGGACGTATGCGAGCCGCTGCGCACCAGTTTCCTCGGCTGGTGGTCCTCATGGACGATAATCATCGTGTCGGCGGACTGCGTGAAATTGAGTTCAAACAGTTGAGTAGTCGTCCAGGGTGAAGTGACATTCGCCTGGCTGACTCCGTCCTTGAATACCTCGATGTTGGTATTCGAAAAGACCATCAAATAAGTCTGCTCGACATTGAAAGCGAAAGACTCAAGCCGGGCAGCACCGCTGATGGTATCGATATACGCCAGGCCCGGGCGCCTTTTCAGACCGCCCTGCGGCATCGAGACCACATTCGTTGCGGTATCAACGCCCTGGTAAAAATGTTTCAGATCCGTTCGAGCAGCCAGTCGAGGATCGAGAACCCCCGAATTGAAACTGGTCTGCAAGGTCATCACTCGTGGCATCAGGCGCGAACCTCGGTAAATGGCGAATGGACAATGGCGTCATTCGGCCTGGCTTGTGCGTCGACAAACCGCGCCTTTTTATACTGGGCCTCATATTGGACCCGGTATTCCTCGGCCTTGGTCGAGTTATCGGTGATCGGAATCGCAAACTGCGAGGCCAGGGCATACTCCATCGTCTTGACAAACCAGGGCGGCAGCATCGACTCATCCGGCTTGAAGACAAAATCCAGAGCAACCTCAGTCAGGTTTGAATAAAGTTTATCTTCGTAAATTTCGTAATCACTTTGCGGATAAACCTTGATCGCCACCAGGTAATCCGCCGGCAGCTGGTACGCATAGGTCCATTCATTCAGCGGCGTATCAACCAGGCGGCCCAGATCTCGCTTGGCTGTCGCAAAACGCCACCTCGACAGAGTCAGCAGGTTTTCGTAGGTCGTGTCATAAAGGTTCGAGGCAACCCTGGACCCAGCACTCCCCTCGGTAAAACTGGAGATGGTCCCGTGCCCAATCAACAAAAGAGCGTTGGAACACATGGAAATCGATGTCGCCATTACATTCCCTCAATCCAAAAAGGGGCAGTACCCCGCTAGAAGTACCACCCCACCCAGATGACTCGTGAACACACGAGTCCTGATCCTTCTAGTCGGTGTCAGTTACGGCGAGAACCGTGCCATCCGCGACATCAACCACCGAACTTGCGTTCGACAGTACCGGAAACAAGACCACGGCACCGGACCCAATGTGAGCGAAAATTACATCGCCCACCGTCAAATCGTCAGCCGCATCGTTAAAATAACCACTGGTATTGATCGTCGCCTGGTTGTCAGACGTTGAATAAGACCAGAGGGTCGGAACATCGCTGTTTGTTGGGCCAATGCGATGAATACCCGGATGTGTATATGCCATCAGTGAAACCTCCTATTCGGCCCAGGAAACGGAAACGATTCCATCGCCGTCGCGTGAAACCGATCCGGCTCGCATGGTGCCATTCGCCAGCCAGGAAGTTTTCACAGGGATGTAATCAACCCGGGTTGAGATATCCATGCCAATCGCCAGCCCCATTGCACTGGAATGAAAGGCAAAGCCTTCGCGATTAGACCCGCTGGTCGGCAGACCGCCTTCAGCGCGGGTCTCGATCATGTGAATATTAAAGCCCATGAACGTATTCATATCGCCAGCCATAAGGGCGCGAACCGAGTTGTAATCGGCACTGGTGATCGTGGTATCACCCAACAGATCCTCAAGCCCACCAGCAGTAATGACCAGGTGCCGGTTATCGCCCGGAACCCCTTTGTCGTTCAGTGCCTTACTTGCTGATATAAGTTTCGCCAGGGTCAACCCAGCGGATCCGTGAGCAATCGTCGCTGCCGGCGATGCTTCTGCCGCCAATGCGTCGATGATCAACTGATCCAGGCGGCGACCCAATGCGCCAGCAATTGCCTGCGCGAGTTCCGCCTGTTCATCGAAGAGGACCTGGGAAGCGTCAAATATATCGGTGTATTCTGGCGCGTTCCAGCTGCTCAACGTGCAGTTGATCTGGCTGTTGACGATATCCATCGGGGTCACATCAGCCTGGCTCGCCTTCTGGTTCGCCAACCCCTTGGACATCTTCGCAAATTTATAGACGTCGGCCACCACGTTGTTTCGGATGGTGACCGTGTTCCGCAGTGATCCCGACGACTGAAACGCATGTTTTACGTCATCGTCGAATTGCTGCACTGCAACAGCAGAGAGAGTTTTGGACATTTTGTCCTCCTATCGAAAAACAAGGATTTGCCTTTCGATCCGGTTATCCATTCAGGGCCGAATCTTGCAGCGTAGCGTGCTGCCGTCCGTCCCCTCGGAGCCGGGCCAGGATGAACTGGTTGTCCATAGCGAGGAGTGCGCGAGTTGCGCCTGATAAGCATCGTAGACAAAGCACTCCGTACTGTCAACAATATGTTTCACGTGGAACAAAAAAAGCCCCCGGAGAGAGTTGGGGGCAGAGAGGAATGGTGGGGCCAGAGGAGGTTCTTTACCCCACCACTTGAGAAGCGGGTCCATCCCCAAGAACGTCGCGGTAAGCCTGGTCCACCTTTTTCCGGTAGGCCGGGTCGTTCATTTTCGGGTGGCCGAATTCATCCTTTGCGTGACGCATGGCGCGGAGGTCGTCGGCAGTGACCTCGACTGGTTTTGTTTCATTGCCCCGGGTCATCTTCGCCTCGCGGGTATGCGCTAAAACAGCCTCCAGGGCCGCTGCCTGGGTTGCGGACGTAATCAATCCCGTATAGCCCTGATATTCTTCTGTACTCAGGTTCGCCTTCCCCCAGTCCGCCAGGTTTTTCAGCCTGGCCTGGGCGTCCGGACCCATCGCCTGAATCTCCGCAGCTGGGTCGGGTCTCTGGGCAAGTTCCGCTTGAACGTATCCGTGCAGCATCTGGGTGAACGTCTTCTGGCTCATTCCCGCATCGCGAGCCGCCGCCTGGAACCATTTCATGCGCGAGTCTTCCAGATCGAATTCCACGGTCGCACCGTCCGTCCTTTCGGGCAACGTCAGTTCATAGTCACCTTCAGGGGCCCCGGTAAATCCGCCAAACTTGCTTTCCAGTTCCTTGTAAGCCTTCGCCTGGTCGTCCACTGACTTGAATTTTTCCGCCAGCCATTCCGGACGCTCTGCCGATTCCTCGGCGGCTGACTCCTCGGCGGGCGCTTCGACCGCTGTATCTTCAGCGATTAAACTTTCGTCTTCGTCCATCGTCTTCTCCTGGGATTATTCGCCAGCCTGTCGAATCTGATTCTTAATGTACCGGACCAGGTTGTTCTCGCCTTCGCGAATGCCGGCAGCAAACTGCGTGCTGTCCGCCTTTAAAACCCGTCGGTCCAGGGAGATGTCAACTAGGTGGTCCAAGACCCGCTGCCCGGCGTCGGTTGAAAAACATTGGTGGAATATTCGCGCCCTTTCCCGGACCTTTGCCTCGTTTTCTTCCTTGATGCGGGTGAATTCCTCGCTGTCCAGATCGAGGCTGTCCCATGCGCTATTGCTTCTGCTCATTCGCCGCCTGTTGTTGGGCTATCGCCTGTTGTTGTTGAGCCGCTGCCGCTGCCTGTTGCTGCATCTGCTTCCGCTCGACGTTAGAGCGCATCAGCTTCTGTTCAATGCCCAGCTTCTTGCCGATCCAGGCCGGGATATCTTCCATCTTGAGTCCCAGCAGCATCATTTCAGGCCCCAACTGCGCGACGGACCCCAGGAATTGCTGCATTGACAACAGGTCCTCCTGGTCCTGGGCGCGAGCCAGTGGACTGGTGTGCTTGATCGTGACTTCCTTCCCGTCGACCTTAATCGGCGGGATCTTGCCAGCGGCCTTGAGAATGGAAACAGTGCGCTTCATGACCTTCTCAACGAACTCGGTCTGCAACCTGGAGAAACTTGATCCGGAATCCTGGATCATCTCCTGGCCGCGCAGCGCCATTTCGGTCGCAGACTTCACCGGAGTGTCTTCCATGTCGCCATAAGGGTCGGCAAACAGCGCCTTGTTGATCCGGTTTTGCAGGCTTTCAAGGACCAGGTAACCCAGGTTAGGATCCCCGGCACGGTCCAGGGCGGCCAGCGACGGATTGGTCCTGTCGTTGCTCATCACCGGAATAATGCTTCCGGGGGCGATATTCGCCGTAAACTGGTTCATCACCCCATCGTCCAGGGCGGTATAGACCCCGGAGATATTCAGGGCGGCGGCTCGCAAGACATATTCGACCACCTTGTTCGCTGTCTTGATGTCTGGCAAAACCGTCATCACCCGGCCCCGGCCCAGGACCTCGCCGGGACAAACCATTTCCCGGAAGACAATCCAAGGAGACACCTCATAATCCTGGGTCCAGACAATGTGATCGGAATCGCGTTCAATGATGCACTGGTAATACAGTTTCGCCTTCGGAGCGAATACCGTGCCTTCGATCAGGCCGATCTTCTCGTCAGGCTT